ATAAAAGTATTTAAATTTAATTTTACGAAATTTAAAAAAATAAATTTAAAATAATTAAACATGGGTTTAAATGTATATTTAATATCTAAAGAAAAACATACTAATACGTCTTCTGGTATTTTCATTAGAGAAAATGGACAAACAAAGGAAATTACAGAAGAGGAATGGAATTTAAAATATCCTAATAAAGCATTTTATAGGATAGAACAAAAAAAAGAAACCAATATAATTTACTGTAATAGCATTACTCATAATCTTACTGATATGGCTGAAGAAGCAGGTATTTATGAAGCCTTGTGGAGATCATACAGATTAAAAAGTAACTATAATATAAGTGAAGATGATTATGAGAAACAACATGAATTTGAAGACAATAATGTAGTACAAGCGAAAGAGTTAATAGATATCTTAAATACAGGTCTCAATAAATTACTTGAAGATCCTAATAAATATAAAAAATTCAATCCTGATAATGGTTGGGGTTCTTATGAAGGACTTGTTGAATTTCTAATAAATTACTTAGAAGCTTGTCATAATTATCCTGAGTCAGTTGTAGAAGTTTCAAGATGAATAAACAAAAAATGAAAAAATCAATTGAAAAATTAGAAGAATACACTTATAAGTAATTTAGTATTTTGTGTAATAATTTAAAAATAATGGAAAAGAAATTAGGTAGAATAGAAAATGTAAAGTTTGGAATTGGTGGTTATCAAAATGCAATGATAGGACTTCATATAACACTTGGCAATAATGACTGGGGTGTTCAAGATAGTCGTTCTGCTTGGGATGCTGAAAATATAAAATATTCTAAAAACTCCAAATGGACAGAAGCTGACAGAGATAAAAAATATGCTGAAATAGTACGTTATTTATCAAAATTGCTTAAAGATGCAAAAGTTAATAGTATTGATAAGCTAAAAGGTATCCCTGTTGAAGTAACATTTGAGGATAATATGCTTAAAGAGTGGCGTATTCTTACAGAGGTTCTGTGAAATGACTTATAACATTTAAAAATTTTATGTAGTAACGGGTTCCAAGACACAAAAGATTATAATAAAGATACGAAAGATGAAAACGTATATTATTAATACTAATAGTTGCATCTATGAAATTAAAATATGAAATTAAATTATTTCCTATTGAAAAAAATCATCCACCAGAAAATGAAATAGTTGGATTATATAATGAAAAGGATAATTCAACTGAAATAGGAAGTTGCGTATGGTCAGAGAATACTGGATGGACATGGATAGTAATAAATAAAAATTTAAAAATAAATAGTGAAATAAATATTGAATACAAGACTGATGATTATTATAAATTTAGTCATTGGTATGAACTTTGAAAATTATCATGTCAAAAGCAATATTAAAATTTAATTTATCAGATCCAGAGGATATGATGGAATTTAAAAGAATGATGAAATCTGCTGATTTAGCATCAATGATATGGGATTTGATGCATAATACAAGGAAAGAAATGGAATATCTTGAAGATTTAGGAGAATTTTCTACAACAAAAATGTGGGAAAAAATTAATGAATTAGCAGAAAAAAATAATATAGTAATAGAAAATTTAACTTATTAAATTAAAATGGAGAAAGAGATTGAAATAAATTATGATGAGTTTCATAATTTATATGAAAAAGCAAAAAAAGAGAAAAAAGATTATTTCACATATGATGGTAAAGTAATACTTACATCTTATGCAAAATATTTATTAGAATACTTAAAAAAAAGAATAAAATGGTAATAAATTTATTTATTTTTTCAATATTTATATTAGTAGTTTTGACAATATTTAACGACAATATTGAAAATAATACTAAGGAATAACCATTTAAAATTTTACTTATGAAAGAAACAGAAAAAAATTTTTTAAAAATTAAAGAAATAAAAAAAGATCTATTTAGAATTGAAGAGAGAAAGGGAAAGGTTAAAATTGAAGGTGAGATAAACTTGAATGACTTTTCTAAAGAGTATATAATTAAATTAATATGGAATGACACTAAAGAGCAAAGATAGATTTATACCTATCACTATGTATTGTAATGAAGAACAATATCATGAAATAAGAAAAAAATTAAAAGATTCTGTTTTTAATTTTGATGAAGAAAAATACTCAAATATATTCCCATATATTACAAATAATTACGAAGATGAAAAGTATAGAGTAGCACAAGTAACTCAAAACAGAAAAGGTAGAATTATATTACCTTTTGATATTGATGATTTTTTATATTATTCTGGAATTGATCTTGATGAAGAAGAAGAAGAAATAAAAGAAATAGAGAATAAAAATAAATTATTCAAATTATATTACGCAGTAAAAGAAATTAAAGAAAATTCAGAAAATTTTTTAATTTCTACAATAGCTGAGAATAAAACTGATGCAATACAAAAATATGAAGATGAATTTGGATCTTATAATTCAGATAGAGATTTAAAAAAAATAAAAACAGTAAAAATATTAATAAATGAAGTCTAATGAAGAAAGGGATAAAATACAAAATAAATTAAAAAAAATACATGAAAATAATAAAGATATATTATTAGAATTTGCAACAGGAATTGGGAAAACAAAACAAGCACTGGATTTAGCAAGTGGAAAAGTATTAATTGTTCATTATGAAATATCACATGCACAAAATATTTTAAATGAAATTAATAAGCATGGTTTCAAAAAAGATAATTATAGCTTCTCTACTTATAGATCTTTCCATAAAGTAGATTTATCAAATTTTAAATATATTATATTTGATGAGGCTCACCATATATCATTAACTGTAATGAATCATATAAAAAAGTATAAAGGAAATATTTTATACCTTTCGGCTACAATGATAGAAAAAAAATGGAAAATGATCCTTAATCACAATCCAGAAACTTATAGATATACTATAACTATATCAGAAGCTGTTAAAATTGGACTATTACCTGTGCCTAAAATTAAAGTACATTGGGTAGAATTAGGTAATGAAGCCAACTATTACATATGTGAAAGAAATCCAATTAAACAAACTGTTACAATACCATTTGAAAAATGGGATACACATAATAAATGGAGTAAAAAAACTACTGTAATTTGTAACTCTAAGCAACATTATGAAATACTTAACAAAGAGTATAATGAAGCAGTTACAAAATATCTAAGTATAAAGGATGATTATTATTTGAATAGAACAACTCTTGAAGAATTTAAAAAATATAAATTCTTTAAAGATATGGCAGGTAAAAAAAGGAAAGATTTTATAAGTAGATATAAATTTAGATATACAAAAGAACTATTTAAAAGTTTAAAAGGTAAAAAGATTTTATTTACAGATTCAATTGAATCTTGTGAAAAATTTCCATATTCTGTAAATTCAAAGAATAATACAAAAATAAATGCTAAGATAATTGAAGAATTTAAAAATGGTGATATAAATAATCTTGCAGTAGTTGGAATGATGAAAGAAAGTCATAATATTCCAAATTTGAGTCATGTTATAAATCAACAAGTAGATTTTTCAAATTTTCTTAGTTTTATTCAAATACAAGGAAGAGCTTTAAGAAGTAATAAAACAGTTTATCATTGTGTTTTTGTAAAAAACACAATAGATGAAGAAATATTTAATAACTTAAAAAATGAAAATTTATTATGATTCGTATTTTTGTTATTAAGAGTGTCAAAACCCTTAAACACTAAAATAAGTTATCTTTATAGCAATATAAAGAATAGGTCAGGTTGTATATTCTTTATACCTGAAATAACCTATTGGGAGGAGGAAGCAAGACCCTAAAGGGGTGCTAAATAATTAAAAATCAATAATTTATATTAAAAAAAGGTCTCATTATTGAGACCTTTTTCTGTTTAAAATATGTTATATGAATACAATAAATGAAGTATTAGAGAGTATTTATAAAGATAGTAATCTAAGAAGAACTTGTATACCATTATTTAGAAGCAATCCTGGATACGGTAAAAGTCAAATGATATCTCAATTTGCAAAGAAAAAAGGAGTAAACCTAGTTACATTTATAGCCTCTCAAAGACTGCCAAATGAAATATCAGGAATAGCATTGCCAAAACAGGACAAAGAAGAAATGTCTTTTTTTGACTATGATACATTATTAAATATGAAAGATGGTGACATTTTATTCTTTGATGAAGTATTGAATTCAATACCTATGGTATTAAATGCTTGTTTAAATTTGTTAGAGGACAGAAGAACAATTAGTGGTAGAAAATTAGCTGATATTATGATTATTGCTGCTGGTAATCCACAAGGAGCTACAATAATGACTCCTCAACAAAAAGAAAGATTTATATTTTACGATGTAAAATTTAATAGGAATATATGGGGTAAATATATGTATGAAAAATACACAGCAATTCCAGAATCTATTTTATCAGATTTATCTGATCTTATATCAAAAGAATCATTTACAAATTCAAATGTAAATTATTTTACACCAAGAAGTGTAGATAAAGCTGTTGAAATGATAATTAAAAATGCAAATACTCCGTATAAAACAACAATTAAACCAATATTAAATGTATTAATAGAAAATACTAAAGAAGATGCTAAATTAAAATCTGGATATATATGGAAAAAAAATGAAAAAATATCTTGGCTTGACTTACAAAAACATTTATTATGATAAAATTAATTCAAAGTGAAAGATTTAAACTACCTATTGTTTATTTGGTAGAAAATAATGAAGACCTTAGTTTAATACCTTTAGGGATGCCTTTTATAAAAACAGAAATTAGAAATTATGATAATTGTGTTAGAATGCTTGAATATGAAGTTTTATGGGAGATAATGAAAAGATCAGAATTTAAATTAGACTGGAGAGCATTATTAAAAGAAAATAATTTTTCATATAATGAAAGTTTTACATTAGCAAAAAGTGAACATAGTAAAGAGGATTTAGGAGGAATTACAGAAACTAAATTAGAATTTAATGATTTATTAAAAGATGTTTCTTATAAAGTAGATATTGAGGTATTAAGAGATTTACATTTATTACCATACTGGTTCAATGTTATAGAAGATTCTATAGTCGTAAATTTAGCAAATACAGCAATTTTTAATCCAAATCTTTATACTAAAAAATTTGGTATACCTATTGGTGATTTTGAATTACCTGAAATGCAAAAAAATATAATAATTATTGATATTTCAGGATCAATACCTAAATCAATATCTTCAAATATTTTAATATACGCTAAAACATTTGCTGAATTATTTTATACAGATATATTAATTACAGGAACAAAAAGTAAATTATATGATTATTCTGAATTAGATTCATTAGATATAAATGAAATTTATAATGAATGTGGAACAGATAATGATCAAAAATACTTTAAAAAGATTGTATCAAGTCCTAAAACATATAAAACAGCAATTGTATTTGGTGATAGTCATAGTCCATGTATGAAATGGCATAAAGGAGATGAATATATAAAAAAAGATGATGGTAAAAAAATATGTCAATGGAGTATTGGTGAAATAATATCTTTACATACAACAAGTAATTATACACTAGCTGGATATGCTGATTGGTTTGATGTACCAAATGAGAATATACAATATATAAAAAATTGGGTAAAATATTTAAATTAAATTATTATGATTTTTTTATCAAAAGAAGAATTGAAATTAAAAAATGGTGGGTATTTAATAGGTCCTAATGGACCGATAACAAATGCATCATTTGTAGAAGAGCAAGAAAAAGCACACAAAGCTATAGTACTTGCATCCATATTAAAAAAGAAGAATTTTAAAGAATCAAAAGTAGATACTTTTGAAGATGCTGTAAAAGAAACTGAAGAATTGCTTAAAAATTCAAAACTAAGAGAGTATAAGAATAAAACAAGTATTACAACTCCATTACTTGAAACTATGAAAAAAGAAGCTCTTGATTGGATAAAAAATGAAACTAAAAATAGTAAAACAGATAAATTAAATGCTGTAATGCAACAATTTAATACTATTTCTGATTTTGAAGAGTTTGGTTTATATTTCAATGAAGGGATTGTTAAATTGCATAAAATCTATACTATAGAAGAAATTAAAAAAGCTTATGAAAGTATAGTAGAGCACATATAATGGAGAATATTATTAATAAAGTATTGGATTGGGTTAAGTCCCAATCCAATATTAAAGGTTGTATAAGTGGATCAAGTTTATTAGAATATTTTGAAGGACAAGATGTAGATATATTTCTTTATGATGAAGCATCTTTTACAAAGTTATTATATGCTATGTATTATAATGATATGTTTACACTTATTGAACCACTTGAACAGTGGAAATTTAAAGAATGGACTAATGGTAAAAGACTTGGTATTAATAAAATAGGAATAGTAACTATTAAAATGAAATATAATTTAGCTGTTGATGTAAATATAATTTATAAAAAATATGCTAATAATATTTTTAGTGTACTCTCATCTTTTGACCTTGATATTGTATCAAAAGGATATGACCTTCAAACAATGGAGTATTTAGACTTATCAAAAAAAGATGGTAAAACTGCTCATTGGAATAAGTGGAATCCAGCATTTTATTCTGATAATATATGGGATATTTCAAAATTATTAAGACAATTTGAAAGGTGCATAAAATATCATAAAAGAGGATATAATACAGATAATATTGTAATAAAATATCAAGATATGCTACATAAACTTGTTGAATATGAATCTATTTTTAATAGTGATAAATTTGATGAAAAGGTCAAAGAAATGAAAAAAAACGCTAAAATAATAGATAAAATATTTAATATTTGGTTATCCACACATGAAATAGATGATGAAACATTTGAATTACTAAAAGTAAAAATTAAACTATTATGAGTATAAAAAGCTTATTAGAGGAATTAATACCAAAAGATTACCTCGAAAAAACTAAACAATTTAGTTCTCTCCAAAATACAAAAGAAACATGGAAAAGAATTGGATTGGGGGATAAATTTGAAGAATTGGAAAGTGACTTTGATCTTGATGCATGGATTGAAGAAAATGGTTACGAAAATATAGTATAATGGAAGAAACAGTAAAAAAATTTATAGAAGATAATAAATTAACTTTTGAAGTTGGTAGTAGAAATTCAGATACTACTATATTATGTGGATTTATAAATTATTTAAATGAAGTTGAAAATGATTCAGAAGATATGGAATATTTTTCAATTCATAATTTATTAGATTTATTAAATAAAATAAGTAATATTGAAGTAACTACTGAATTAGAGGAAGAAATAGAAAAAGTGTTTAAATATGCTGAAAATAATGATTACGGTAAATGGTGGACAAAAGGAGAAGCTCATAGTCAATACATTTTCTAATGAGAACATTTCTTTTAAAAAATAATAAACCAACCATATTATGGGGACAAATCCCAAAATATAAAAGGTTTAAGGGTTTACCACCAAAAGGGTACGATTTAGCAGTTTCAATGGATGATAATTATATTATTTTAGATGTAGATGTAAAAAATGATAAAAATGGATTTGATCATATTCCTAAAGAAGTTTTAGAACAATTAAAAAATACTTTTAATTATAAAACAAAAAATAATGGGGCACATTTTTGGATTGAATATAAAGGCAATAAATATTTAATGAATAGAGCTACTAAATTTGGTCTAGATTTAAGAACCAGTAAAGGATATGTAAAATATCCTATTGAAGATGATCCTTATTCACATTTATCAGAAGTTTATTCTCATCCGGTTATAGATAATTTTTTAGAAAGTTTATATGCAGATGATATCAAATTATCAGATATTAAAAAATGAGCTTGAAGAAAAAGGAGTAGTAGATGTAGAAGCTGCTCTCCTTTATCTTTTTGCTATTGAACATGAATTAGATATTTCAAAAATTAAAATATCAAAAGCTGATATTTTAAGAATTGGAGTATCTGATAATATTACAGAAGAAGTACAATTAAGGTACCAAGAATACAGAGATTTATTTAAAGGATTAAAACCAGGAGCTGAGGGTGATAAACAAGCTGTTATTAGAAACTTAATAAGATTTATTAAAAGTGAAAAATATACTTTTGATGAAATACTACAATATACTAAAGAATATATAGATAGTAAATTTGGAGAATTAAAGTATATTCGTCAAGCTGATTATTTCTTATACAAAGTTATTAATGGAACAAAAACATCAACTCTTAAAGAATTTATTAATAATTCAACAGTTGGTTTTAGTAATACTAAGATTATATGAATGACAATCCATATGGAAGTAAAACTATTGAAGAGGCCACAGATGAGGCTATAGAGTATATTAAAAAAAGAAAAAGTGGAGAAATTAAGAGTTTTAAAACAGAATGGAAACAGTTAGATAATGAAACATTAAATGGATTTGAAGAAGGTACACTAAATTTAATTGCGGGATTAAGCGGATCTGGTAAAACTCTTCTAATGGCAAATTTAGAAGATAGGATAATGTCTAATAATGACGTAGATATGATATCAGTAAATTTCAACTTTGAGATGTTATCTAAAAATTTAATAATTAGAAAATTATCATCAAGGAGTAATTTATCAATGAGAGATATTTTATCTGCATCAGAACGTTTATTAACAGACAAAGAAATTTTAGAAATTGAGGAAGAAGCAAAGGAAATTAAAAAGCAAAATGTATTGTATTTTGATACCCCTAAAACTATAAATAAAATGGCAGAAACAATAGGATGGGTATGGGATAAATACAAAAAACCTATGCTTATGTTTTTGGATCACAGTATTTTAGTTCAAAAATCTGCACATCATAACACTACAACTGATATGTTGTATGAATTAGGTCAGTTTTGGAATATAATTAAAAAACAATATCCTATAACAGCTTTTATTGCTTCACAATTAAATAGGGAAATAGAGAGTTCTGATAGAAAAAAAGTACCAACTATGCATTATCCTCAAAAGGGAGATTTTAGCTATAGTGATGGTCTTTATATGTCAGCAGATATGGTAATAGTATCTCATATTCCTTATATGTTAAATCTTCAATTTTACGGACCTCAAAGATTACCTTGTACTCAAGAAGATGTGTATTGGCATATTTTAAAAAATAGAAATAATGAAGCAAACAAAGTAATTAGAATGAAAGCTGATTTTAAAAACATGAAAATTATAGAAAGAAATGACAGTTAAAAAAACTTTTATATCCAATGGTGAAGTATGTATAGGAGTTTTTCCTAAAGAATTGGAAAATGCTGAATTTAATATTTATAATATTGGATGGCATAGATTAGATACTGAAGCAGTAAAAGATTATCCATTAATAAATTGGGAATATATGGGAAAAACATATCAAAAATATGAAATACCATTGAAACATTTTACTAAAATAAATAAAGAGGAAGAAGATTCAAATATTTCATTAATGACAATTAGGGACTTTTATTGTATTTTAAATAAAGTCCCAAGGTCAAATAAAGAATGGTTAAATAAATTAATTTTAGAATGATATTACCTACTAAGAAAGTAGAAGCTACAAGGGTTAACCCTAAAAAGCTGATTATATATTCTAAACCAAAAGCTGGTAAATCAACATTGGTTGCTGAATTACCAAATGCTTTGCATTTAGATTTAGAAGAAGGGCTAAATTTTATTAGCTCGCAAAAAATTGATGTAATAAAAGAAGCAAGAGAACAAAAAAAAGATCCCATTGCAGTATTATCTGAAATTGGTAAAAAAATTAAAGAAGCAGGTAATCCTTATGAGTATATAATAATAGATACTATTACAAAATTAGAGGATTTAGTTTTGCCATTAGCAAAAAAATCCTATATGGATACACCTCAAGGTAAAACTTTTACTGGGGATTCAATTCTTGAATTACCAAATGGTGCTGGGTATCTATGGTTAAGAATTGCATTTAATAAAGTATTAGATACAATTTATACTTGGGCAGATAATATTATATTACTAGGACACTTAAGAGCAAAATCAATTGAAAAGGAAGGTAAAGAAGTAGAAGCAGCAGATTTAGATTTAAGTGGAAAATTAAAATCAATAGTTAGTGCAGATGTTGATGCAATTGCTCTTTTACAAAGAGAGGGTGATAAAACTTATCTTAATTTTATAACTTCTGATGAAATTATTTGTGGATCCAGAGCTGTACATTTAAGAAATCAAAAAATTCTTGTAGCTGAAACTATTGATGGAGTATATAAAACTTATTGGGATAAAATATATATTAAAAGTAAATAATTTAAAAAATGATTAAATTAATCAAGAGTGAGCTTTCAGAAATGTGTTCAAGATGTACACCAGCTCAAATTGCAGAAGAATTGACCAATAAATATGGTCAAAAAGTAGGAATTGAAGTAATTAGAAGAGCTTTAAGTCATTTTAACTTAAAAGCATTAGGTAGAGAAAAATATCAATTTGTGGATGATTTAGAAGATGTTGATACATCTAAATCAAATATTGAAAATCCTTTTATTAATTAATAATATAATATAATATGAACATAGATTTTGGAGGAATAGCAGTAGATAAGGCATTTATGCAAGCAGGAGTTAATGATAATGTATTTTTAGAATCATTAACTTATGAATCAGCAGATACAGGTAATAGTGTTTTAATTAAATTTTCATCAGATAGTGGAGCAACAATTCAAGATAGAATTTTTGAACCAAATGATAGATTTAAAGGAGACCTTTCATCTGAGGAACACATTCAGAGACAAGTTAATAGTATTAATAGTAAATTAAGATCTATTTTAACTAATTATGTATCTGAAGAAGATATTGTTAAGAAATTTACAGAGACAAAACCAACATCTTTTAAAGATGTAATCAAGATTTATGAAGGTTTGGTGCCTTCAAATTCAAGAGATTTAAAAGGTAGATTGTTTTGTTGGTATAAAAGTAATGGGTATCTTGAAGTTCCAAAATTTACTTATGCAACAAAAGGTAATAGATTATTTACCCTTAATCCTGATGTTGATCTTGAAGTAAATCCAAGATATTCTGATAGAATGAATAAACCTGAAAGAGCAGAAAAGCCAGAAATAGACTTCTAATATGAACTATTACTTTAGTGATAAGGTATATTTTAATGTGGTGGATCAAATGAAAATTTGGTCCACTATTTTTGGCTATAAAGTATTTCCAAATACAAAATATACATCACCTTTTAGAGAAGATAATAGACCAGGATGCTGGATTGAATTAAAAGGTGAAAAATACATATTTTATGATTATGCTTCTCCAATATTTAATAAATTAGATATTATAGAGGGTATGAGATATAAATTTAACTTATCTTATATTGAAGCAGTAAATAAGATTTATCAAATTCATATATATGATGGAAAAGTTGTCACTAAAGCTGAATATTCTAATTTTAAATTCAATTTGGTCTATAAAGAAGGTAAATACAGTAAATTAGATAAGGAATATTGGTTAAAACGTGGTATAATTAAAAAGCAATTAGAAGAAGATAATATAAAAAAGGTGGAAGTTTACAAATGTAATAGTAAAAAGAACCCATATGATTTTTATTATTTTTATCCTATTTTAGCTTATGTTATTAATTATCCTTCTGGTAATATTAAAATAGTTCTTCCTGATACTTCTATAAGATTTATAACAAATTCAAATCAAGAAGACTTGGGTGGAATATGGGATAATACCGATCAGATAGTTATATCAAAATCATATAAAGATTACAGACAATTAAAAAATGCAGGTTTTAATACTTTATTTACAATGAATGAAGGTTGTAAACCTAAGATTTTAAAGGATATATGTAAAAATTTTAAAGACATTGTAATATTTTATGATAATGATATTCCTGGAAGAGAGTGTTCAAAATCATTACTTGAATATATACCAAATTCAAGAGAAGTATATATACCTTATAAATATGGATGTAAAGATCCTGATGAATTAAAAATTAAATATTTTGATGAATGTTCAAAAATTTTAAAAAAAATAATCAATGGAAATAGATGAATTATTAAAAGGTAAATCTTACAGAAGAGGTACAGCAGTTTTTCCTTCAACAAGAGAACTTGTAGAGCCTTTTATTGAAAAATTTCCAAGCACAACCTCTATGAGGATAAAGGTTGAAAGACCTAAAGAAGGTACTATTGATGAAGATGTAGTTGATGAGACATATACAAGAGTATTAATTGAGAGTATATTACCTTATGAGTATAGAGATAGAAAAAGAATAATAGGTTTATTATATGGATTAGATGTTCAAAATCCTGTAATGAAAATATATTCTGGATGGGAGAATCAAGCGTGTTTGAATTTAAGTGTTTTTAGCCCAAAAAGTATTAAAACAGCTCATTTTAACAGTACAAGTTTCTATGATATCTATGATAATATTATACCTTTTATAGATGAAACTGAAACAGATATGAATGTGCTAAGTGATGCTCTTGGTTTTCTTGAATCTACAACTTATAAAGAAGAATCACTAAATAATATATTAGGGTCTTTAGCACAAAAATGTTTGACATCTTCTGGATTAAGTTCTCCATATATTAATATGGTAAATTTTATATCCTCTTCAAAAGATAGAAATGGTGTAAAAAATCTTTATTATAAATCAAGTGGAGAATATAGTTCATTAGATTTATATGAAGCTATGACATGTACACCATCAGCTAAAACTCTTGATAAAAGTGATGATGTATTAAAGATTTATAATTTATTTAAATAAGCCGTAAAACCCCTATCCCTTTAGGTTAGGGGTAGTTCACTTAAATAATCATTAATATGAGGGAGAAATCCCTCATTTTTTAAATTTAATAAAATGGAAAATAATAAAGAGTTAATAGATCATCCAAAACATTATGGGGGTAAAGATAATCCATATGAAACTATAAAAGTTATTGAAGCATGGGGGTTAGGTTTTAATTTAGGTAATGTTGTTAAGTATATATCAAGAGCAGGTAAGAAAGATTTTTTAATACAAGATTTAGAAAAAGCTAAATGGTATTTAGAGAGAGAAATTTTAAAAGAATATCAAAAAATAAATAATGAAAACAATTGAAGATTTAGAAAAAGAATTAGAAATAGCTAAAAAAATAGAATTAAAACAAAAATGGGAGACTTATCTTAGTCAAGTAAAATCTTTTTTAGATAAATTAATAGGTGTAACTATTATCTCTCATGATTATAATGGCGGATTTACTCTTTTTAAACTTTTAGGATATGAAGAAAAATATTATATTGATAGAGAAGGGTGGAATGGAAATTGGTCTCCTTGTAGATGGATAGAAATAAAAACTTCTTCTCATATAACTTGTAAAGTTGCAGATAGTAGCGGAAAATGGTACTCAAATTCAGGTATTCATCATTCTAATACATATTCTTTTAAATCTATTGTGTATAAAGGTAAATATTTTCCAAAAGAAATGGAAATGTCTAAAATATATTATCATATATATGATAATTCAGAGAAAATATTAGCTACAATACCAGAAACTATTAAACTTGGATATACAGAATATAATGAATATAGGGATGATCCAAATTCTTCAAGAGTTATAGAAAAATTTTTAGTTTCTACACAAATAGCACCTGAAGGAATGTGGGAAAAAGCTAAAGAAATAGCAGATGATAATTTTATGAAAACTAAATTATTTTGGGAAGAATTTAATCCTAAATGTAATGATTTAAAACCATTAACTGAAATAATATCTTTTAAGTGAAATATTATAAAAAAATTGCCAAATACGTTAAATTATACTATATTTGATTTATTAAATATAAGTGGTCATTTAAAAAATAATAAAGAAGAATTAGCATCTAATTGATTTAACTGTGTAGCATCTGCTTTATGGTTAGAGTACCAATTCAAAGATGAGTGTAAATTAGCAGGAAAGTTTATGAGAAAAAATTAATCAAATTAAACATCAATTAAAAAATAAAATAAAAATAAATTTGATAATATTCAAAAATTGTGAAATGATGATGGAATAGAACTTTTAAAAGAAATCAATTAAATAATGAGTTGGAATTACAGAATATTAGCACATGAAAATAATGGTGAAATATATTTTCAAATACATGAAGTTTATTATACTAATAACACTCCTAATGGATATACAGCTAATCCAATTACAAATTAAAGTCAAAGAAAGCACACGTATTTTAATCATGATAGTGTATCAATAAAATTAATATTTTTAGTAATAGAATTAAATTATTTTATTTATATTAATGTAAAATTAATATTTTGAATAAAACTACTATGTATTTAGGGCCCGCATTAGTTACTAATGATAAAGTATTCTCTTCATTAGTCAGATTATTTAGGGCTGGAGTACCTGTTGGTATATATGCAGATGATATGGACTATATTGCTTATGGTTTAAATCCTGAGTGTTTATTTTTAAAATTAAAATCTGATAATGCAGATATATTTATAAATAGACATAGAGAAGATTTAATAGATTTTTATGAAACAGGAGATTATACCATAATTCTTATAGAAATATTTTTAGAAAATAAAGATTGGAAGAAAGATTTTTTATTAGGAAATTATTCTAAAATTTATTCAGAAAAAGATTTAAGAAAAACTAATATTAAAGATTTTAAATTTACTGGACAATATGAATATATGAATAAAAGATACCAAGTATTAATAAAAGATACTGAAGGATTTTGGGATGAATATATTAAATATATGAATGAAGTTTTTAATGGTGGTATTTATTTTCCCCCTGATGATAGAGAATTAGATTTACCACCAAATTTTAAAGAAGAAATTTTAAATTATAAATAAATGAAAAAGTTAATTATATTATTATTTTTATT